CGGCGGAACTCCTCCAGGTCGCCGGGGCCGATGGCCCCGCCGTTTTCCCCGACATAGGCCCGGAAATGGTGGGGTTCGCCGCCATACTCCGGCCACTCCTCGATGTACCCGGTTTCAAAGATTATTTCTATAATCTTATTGATGGCGGAGGGTGTCCCCATTTTCATGTAAAAGGATAGGGTGTCAATGATCAACGCCCGTTTCACGCCAATGGGGTAATGCTCTTTATATGCGGGCGTCCGCAACTCGACGGCCAGAATGTCCAGCACTTTGTCGGGCAGGGTGGCCACGGCGGCGTAAGTCCTGGCGGCGTCTGCATAGGCACAGACTTTTGTGATTTGCCGTCCCACAGCGTAAGAAAGCGCCCTTACCTCCAGATTTCCCGCAATGTTGTCCGGTAGAATATCGGTGAAGCGGCTGTTTTGTAGTTTAATCATCTTCCAGCCCCCCGTAGGTCACCACAGCCTCCCCGGAGAGGGCCGAAACCTTTGTGGGGTCTACCGCTTGGAAGGTCGGGGCTGTGATTTCCAGCCGCTTGGCGCCCGCGGCCATGATCATGTTTATTAGCTTCGACGGGTTAATGTCCCGGCCAATGGTGCGCTGCCATGCTTGGAACTCCAGCACGGCATTTTTTACCGCTGTTTGGATTGCCACGGCCTGGGCGCTGCTGCTGCGGTTTATGTAGTAAGCCAGATTGATGGTGTATGGGATTTCCCCCGGTGCGGAAACCGTCACCAGGTCGGTCATGGGCCGAATATTCCCATCCCGCAGGCGTTCCTCTAGGCCGCTTATCATTTCCGGCCCAGGGGTCGCTCCGTCTGCCATCAGGAAAACAATGTCAACGGTGCCCCCCGCCTGGTCACTGGTGGCCACCACATCACCCACGGCGGTGCTGTACTTTTTGGCATGATAGATATAGGCATCACCCGGCCCGGCGACAGAATAGCCGCTGGGGGCCAAGTGTATGCGCTCTGCAAAGTCGTTGTTGCTCTCGCGTTCCGCACCCCCGGCGGTTTCGGTGATGTTTGAAACGCTTTTGACCCTCGGAATCGGGTCAACCAAATTAGATAGCTCGCCCGCGTCCAGGCCGTTGCCGTCGGTGCCCGTAATGGTGCATTGAGCAGGTGCATCTACAAACAGTTCTCCGGGCTGGATTTCTGCATATTCCGTTGTTTGGAAAAAGATTGCACCGGCGGAGGCTCTGGTGCCCGTCGGAATGCCCACCGCGGCCGTGTGTGCTGCTGAAAGTGTAAAGCGCAGGGTCGTTGTCGCGGCCTTTGGTGCTGCGCGGGTTACGCCTTTCAGGGTGCCAAGGTTGTCCAAGAACTCGTCATAGCTGTATTTGAGCAGGGACTGCTTTCCCGCTCTGTCAACGTATTGCATGGCCTGATAAATCTGTGCCGCAGCTGCGTTTATCTCCATACGGCGCTCTGATGATCTCGGGAGGGCAAACGGAACGCCCCCGGCCTCGGTCATAAATGCCTCAAAATCGGCCACCATTTCGCGGCGCACATCGTCAACCTGTTTTTCGTCGATAAAGCTAACGTCCGGTATATTCTGAAATGCCGCATTGCTTGGACTAGGCATTTGTAATCACCACCTTTGGCGTTAATTTCCCCATTTCTTCCCCGATCCACGTTATGGACTGCACCCGCGCCTCCGGGATGAATCGGGCCACCTTTTTGGTAACTTCTGCTGCGTACAGGCTTTTGGCGGTTTGCGAGGGACTGTCTAAAAAATCCATGTTCAGGCCGAACTCTCGATCAAGCGGCACGGTTCCCTCTCTGGTCGATAGAAGCAGGGAAATCCGCCTGTCAAGGTCGGAAATGGCGGCCTGCTCGGGCGTACACTCAACAGTAAAGCCACTCATGTGTATTCCTCCAGCGTCAGGGTCAGCGTGGCCTTTGCAAGCTCCCCGCGATTATATAGAACGTCCCACGTTTCGCTAGCGCCAACAAGCCGAAATGGGTTTGTTCCAACGGGTTTAGACCCAATCACCAAGTACTCATGCGCCCCGCGCTCTACCATTTCGGCCGCCGCCTCCAGTACCGCCCTGGGGCGTACACCGAGGGCAGCGGAAAGCGATATGGTCAGCGATATGGATTGAAGTCCAGGCCCCAAAAACTCCGATTTCGCCTTTGCCTGCATGACCTCATGGGAGGCCCAGCGCCCGGAAACATCGCGGGTCATGTCACGGAATGGCATTGCGCGGCTGTCTGAAACCTCAAAAACAATGCTTGCTCCCAATGTGCCTATTGCCATTTCACCCTCCGATTCTTACATTTGGACTTCCTCCGGTAATCGCCCCGGTCCCGCTGTGTGGGGCCAGGGCATCGCCCATTCTGGCGGCTGGAATCCCGTTGATTCTAACCGTTGCGCTGCCCGCGGCAACGAATCCGTTGCTGGTGCCGCAACACGCGTCCCGTTCTGTGGTGATGCTGCCAACAAAGGCCACAGGCATTCCATTGATTTTCACCGTCGGGGAGCAATTACCCGAAATCTCACCTTCAAAGGGGAGGGGGCCGTGGGGCGGAATGTGTCCGCTGTGTTCGCCGGCGGTCATCCCGGCCACAGTGTCGTTCAATCTGGCCGCCGCTGGCATTTCACGCGCCCCCTATCCAATATCAATAGTTTTTCCGTTGATGATAACGGCTCCGCCTGCAGAAATGGTAATCCCGCCGGCGCACGAAATTGACAGCATTTCCCCATCATACCGAATGACAGCTTGCCCCGGCTGGTTTCCCATATCCTTACGGTAAAGGCCCGCTCCGCTTTCCGGCGGTGTTGTTTTGTCGCTCCACGGACGGCCAAGGATAACGCCGCCACCCGCAGAAAGGTGAAGAACCACCACCATGGCGCCGATTTCTGGCATATTGTACTCGGTGGCCAGCAAGGGCATGGGGGCCGTCACCTCGTTGTCTCGGTCACCATACGACACTCTGGCCGTACCGGCGGCCAAATCAACAGATGATATTTTCCCCACACGAATGGCCGTTGCCATAGTGCCCGCCCCCCTTTATTCCGTCAGCGCGTTGGCCGCTTTGATTATCAATTCTCCCAGCCATGTCAGCGCTGTGTATTTGCTTGCCCAGTAATTCGGGCTATTTATAACGCCCTCCCGCGTCAGGACATCCAGGGCCGCGGGCACCTCGGTGATGCTCGATCCGCCCAAATTGGCCTTAATGCGTGTGGCCATGTTGACCAGCAGGCCGTCCAGGTATGCCACAGCCTCGTAATTCTGCTCCCAATAGGCCGGGGTGTTTATGACGCCGACGGCCACAAGGCGGGCGATGGCATCCAGCACGACCTCCTCAGTCATGTTGGCCACCAGCGAGAGGTCCAGAGCCATTTCGTATCCTTGGCCAAGCGTGTGCGTTATGCGGTCAATGTAGTATTTCCCGGAGAGCTTGCCCAGCCCGGTGACTGTGATGCACTGAGAGGCAACCCACCGTGCGTTCCCCTGCATGGTGACGCTCAACGTCACCGCGCCATGGTTCGCATTGTCCACGGCGGCCTGGATTTTGCGCTGGGCATCCGCCTTACTGTCGGCTTTCCCGGTCACCTTTAAAATCCTGGTGCCCATGCCCACGGACACCACCATGTCCTCCTCGGAGGCCGGGTCTGTATATGCGTACTCCCCGCCGGTGTAGGTCCCGGCCAGGGTTCTGTTCCATGCCCATGTTTTTATGTCTGTTTCCCGTATAATGCCAACGGTGTCCTTGGCTTTATAGGCTTCGCGGTCAAAAACCACCAGCTTTTTGGCATAAACCTTAACGGAATAGCCATAGGTTGCGCAAAGCTCGGTTATGAGGTCACAATCTGTTTGCTCGGATTGTTCCACGCTGGCCAGGGTAACGGGTTCGCCCTCCACATCCCACACCAGTTCAATGCCAGCGCGGGCGGCCACCTCTTTCCCAACTTCCTGAATGGTGACGTTCTCCCAGGTTTTAGAGCGCTGCAACGCCTTGAATGCACCCTCCGACGGCGTGGAAATGCCGGAAATGGTGCCCGTGGTCGGCGGCCCCGAAAATGTGAAATCGTCCAGGATAAAGAACCCGCAGGGCAATTCTCTGTTGTCGCCCTCTGCGTCCCAATCAGTGACTTTGATGGTGGCCACAATGGTGTCGCCCTGGATTGGCATCCATGCGGTCATCCATTGGCCGCTCCGGTCATGTATGCCCAGGTCGATGGTGTCCGCCTCGCCGCTGGCGGGGTCCGTGTAGGTTATGCCGCCCTTGAAATCGGCCATTTGCGTGTTGACGGCAGCGCCGTTATAAATCAGGTCAACGTCTGCCCGTCGGCCCCTCATTGCGTTGTCCTCCAGATTGGCATCCCTGCTGCGGCCTCGCTGGCCGGGAGGTCAGGGACAAGGAGGACAACGCCCGCAGAAAACACAAAAGTGTCCAGGTGGGGGAAATTGTTCTGCATGAGCCATCCGGTGTGTCTTTCGTCACCGTAGACCGCGAATGCAATTGCATCCCATGCGTCCCCCTGCTTGGTTGTATAGGTTCCCGCCATGGTGTTGTCCTCCTTATCCGGTTATGCCGGGGTGAAGCTTTTCCGCTTTTCCTCGGCTCTCATTTTTTTGTACATCGCCTTGAACTCTTCAAAGCTAGCCCGTGCTGCCGCTTCAACATCGCTTTTGTCAGCTTTCCCATGAAAATTAAACACCGGGGCAAACACAATCTTTTCGCCGCCTCCAGCATCGCCGCCACCGGGCTTTGGCTTCGGGTTCCATTTGTCCAGCAGGTCGGCCAACTTGGAAAGGGGCAGAATGGCCTCCGGCTCTCCGCCCTCACCAACCATGGCCAGTGTGGCCGCCGTGGCAATGCCGCCAGTGGCCAGCCTGGGTAAAGAGACCTCCGGTATTGTGGAGATTCCCCCCCAGTCAACACCGATGAACTCGGCGGCTTTTCCGACAATGCCGCTAAACCCGCCAATAAAGCCATTTATGGCTCCGATTATCCGGTTAATCATACCCTCAACAAAGCCAATCAGGCCATTAAAGATACCCTTCACGAAATCGCTGACCACCTGGAACGCATTCTTGATCGGCGTTGCAACGTGTTCTCCGAACCACGCACCGACAGCGCCCCAAACGGTGACAATGTTCCCCCACAGTGTTGTAAAGAATCCACTGACCTTTTCCACAATTGGCGAGAAAAAGCCAACCAGCGGTGTAATTACATTGTCATTAAACCAAGTGGAAACAGCTTTCCATATGGCTTGAATGATAATCCAGCATCCTTGAAAAATGCCGCTTACCGTTTCCACAATAGGCGAGAAAAAGTCTACCAGCGGTGTAATCACTTTTTCCTTGAACCAACTGGCTACGGCCCCCCACACGCTTTTGATTTTATCCCATACCACCACAGCCAGGGCTTTTAGCTTATCCCAATTTTTGTATACCGCAATCCCGATGGCAACCAAGGCGGCAATTCCAGCCACTATGGCAATCAGCGGCCAATTGACCGCCGCCATGGCCCCCGCGAGGGTAAAGGTCCCAGCTGCGCTTGCCGCCACCACAACTTGGTATATGCCCATGACTGCGTTGTAGGCACCTACGGCTATTTTGTAGGCCTTAAAGGCGGCCACACCGGCGACAATTCCCGCCGTCAAGGCCAGAATCCAATCGCCATTTTCAATCAGCCAATGGACGGCTGTTTCAAGTGCCGGGATAATTTGCCCCTCCAGCACCGCAAAGGCGCTCTCCGCTGCGGCCTGTATGCCGGGGCCGTGCTTTTCCACGATTTCGGCCAGTCGATCAATCAGCCCTCCAAAGGCTTCTGAACACTGGCCGACAATGGGTAAGAGGAATTGGCCCAACTTTATTTGCATATTCTCAATCTGGTTCTGTGCCAGCTGGACCTTGTTGGCCGTCGTGTCAGACCGTGCCGCAAACTCACCCTCCATGGATCCGGCGTAAAGCGAGGCATCGCCCACCTTGCCGAACTGCTCCTCCAAATAGCCCAGGTTGAGCAGCAGCGGCGAAATGGCCTCCACGGACGCTTTGCCAAAATAATTGTTGAGCGCTGCCGTCTGCTCTGCCTCAGGTAGTCTTTTTATTGCAGAAAGCAGGTCCATAATGGCCCCCTGCGCGTCCGTCTGCATTCGCTCCGCCATGGATGTGGATTCAAAGCCCAGCTGCTTCAAAACCGCCGCTTGCTTCGCCGTTGCCGCCGAACCGGCTGTCATGGCCAGAATCATGCTTTTAATGCTTGTTGCCGATATTGCGGAATCCACGCCCGTCATGCCGGAGGCGAGGGCGGCAATTTCTCCGCCTGTCAGGCCGGCGGTTTGTCCCAGGGACCCCACTCGCGTGACCACCTCCGCCAGTTTAAGGGCGCTTTCCGAGGTCGTGTTGCCCAAATAGTTAATCTGATCGCCCAGGGCGGCCACTTCCGTTTGTGATAAAGACATGGCCGTGCGCCATGTAGCCATCCATTCACCGGCCTGCTCCGCCGTGGTGTCAAGGGCAATGCCCATCTTGGCGGCTGTTTCGGTGAACTCCATCAAATCCTCGGAGGCAATGCCCGCCTGGCCTGCTGCCGCAGTGATGGCGGCCAGTTCGCTGGTAGTCATGGGGATTTTTGTTGCCATTGTCATCAGGGCGTCCGACATTTCGTAATAGTCGCTTGTCAACCTGCCGTTTTCGTCTCGCAGGCCGTCAACCACCTTTACCACATCAGCCATGGAGTTTTCAAACTCCATGGCCTTTTTCACCGACGACGTGCCCAGGGCAATGGCCCCGGCGGTGGCAGCGGCAAAGGCGGTAGCGGCCACTTTCCCGGCGATTTTTGCAGCGGAACCAATCCCCGAAAGTGCCTTGTCTGCATCACCACAGGCTTTCACTAGGGAGTTGTCCAGTTTGCCCATGAGCTTAAAGGCCATTTCGTATGTTTTTCCTTTTGCCACGCCTTGCCACCTCCTCCGCAATCGCAATCAGTTCATCAAGGGGCAGCGACATGAAATAGTCGAAGCCCGTATGAAAGGTTAGAGCCATGTTCAAACACGCCTTTTTTATAACGGCAGGGTCTAGTCCTCGCCATCCCCGCCGTACAAAAAACCCACGACAATGTTTTTTAACTTGACCGTCTCGCGGGAGGGAAGCCCCATAAAGAACTCCACCGGCATCTTGGTCACTCTGGCCGCCATATAGATGGCAAAATCCAGCGACATTTCAGGCATGGCCGAGACCGTACCCTTGCGCGAAAGGATTTTGTTTACCGCCATCAGGTCGGTGGCGCTGGTGTCCTCCAGGCCCGACAGGTCCACCTCGGTGTGGGCTTGACCCTCGAACTTGTAGGGTCTCGCAAAGGTCAGAATCAGGCTGTCCTCGTCCTCATCCTCTGCGGGGGCGGGGGCATCGCCCCCGCGCTCCAGATCCATTTCGGCCTCCGCCTCCAGGGCGGCATAGTCTTTTTCAGTGTCCATTAGCACATTTCCCTCGCTTTCGACATGATGTCAACGCCCTTTATTTTGAAAACGCCGTTGAGCTTGTCCAGCTCAACCATAGGCTTGCCGTTCAGTTCAATCAGGATATAGGTCAACTCCATGCTGATGGAGGTTGACATGGCCGTGGCCTGCTTGACCGATCCCAAAGAAAGGCTTTTGTTTTTGCCGCGCATAACCACCCGCATGGGCTTGAAAGTCACGGCGCCGTCCACCGTGCTAACCTGCTGCGCGGCCCGCAGGGTGATGTTCACCGGGGCTGTCGGGTCCATCAGGCCCACCGCGTCCTCGTCAAGGACACGGAACGGCACCTCTTGCTCCATGGAGCCGAAATGCCCCACGGTGGGGTCGTCGATTTCGCCCAGGATGCCCGCGCCCGAAATGGTTTCGCTCAGCGCCTCAAAGTCGGGCAACGTCACCTCGTCCGATATGCCCAGCATCCGGTTGCCCTGGGTGTACAGGTTGAAAAGGTTGATTTTGGTCGGAATACCGTTCATCTTAGGCACCTCCAGTCAACGCCGCCGACAGTGCGGAAACGTCAAACTCACGAATGTTTTCGATAACCTCCGCAGGTGGGAAAGGGGTCATCATGGTGTGAACGGTCAAAATGCCGTTCAGCAGGTTGGTGGGCGGGTTTTCGCTCTCGCGGAACTCCATCCGATATGTGGCGCAGTACCCACGGGAAACAAAGCCGTTTCCGATGATGTTTTGCGTGTCCACAATATCCTGAATCAGCCGGGTGTTGGCGGGCTGGTCAACCTTCTGGAAATAGGTCAAAATAAAGTTGTTCCCGTCCCAGTCAAAGAACCGGCGCACGGCCAGCCAACGGTCCTTGGGGTCAGTCGTGCCGGGGAATGCGGCGGTGTTGTTGCCCCAGGATCTAAACCCGTTTGCATTGATGGCGCTAATCACGCCTTGGCCGTTCAAAAGGTTGGCCTGTTCCTGATCCAGCATCACCTCCGTGCCGTCTTTCAGCACCGTGGCCGTCACCCGCAGGGCCTCATTGGAGGGGCTGACAATGGGGACATCGCCGTTGTTGGCGTCCGTGTATGCCGTCAGGGCGGCAAACATGGCGGAGTAGTAATAAATCTTACTGCCCACCGCCACCATGGGCCACAGGGCCGCGCCGTGGTTGGTGTTGGCGCCCATGGCTTCTTTGGCATTCTTCACGTCGGTGTAGA